TCAACCCACCGCACGAAGCGTCCGCCCCGACACCAGCGCCGTACGCACCTCGTCGACCAGGTCGGCCCCGGCGTGCTGGTACAGCCACGTCACCCGGCCTCCCCGCTCGTGGCCCATGATCACCTGAACGTCCTTCTCGGGCACGCCCGCGTCCTTCAACCTGGTGGCGAACGTGTGCCGCAGGTCGTGCACCTTCGGCCACCACTCCGTCCGCCCGGTCTCCGGGTTCGTCACCTGCCTGGCCAGGCCAGACGCCTGAATCGCGGGCAGCCACGACCGCCGGAAGTTGGGCCGCGTCAGGGCGCCGCCGCGAGGGCCCCGGAACACCAGCTCCTCCTCGTGGAGGTCCGACCCGTCCCCGATCGGCGACTCCGTGGCCGCCGGGTCCCACATCTCCCACATCATCTCGACCGCCTCGACGGCGGCCGGCGTGAGCGGCACCGTACGGAAACCGGCCTTCGACTTGGGTGCCGCCTTGCGGTGGACCTTCCCGCGGTCGTCGATGAGAACTTCCTTCACCTTCATCGTGGCGCTGCCGAGGTCGACGTTCGCGGCGCGCAGGCCGGTGAACTCCCCCCACCTGGTGCCGGTCTCCTCGGCGAACACGATGAGCGGCCGGTAGTAATCGGGCAGGTGCTCACGGATCAGGGCGCACTGTTCCCGGGTCGGGGGGATCAGTTCGTCGGGGTGGCGGCCGGCGGCGGCGGCCACCTGGATGTCGGCGGCCGGGTTCAGTGGGATGCGCTGGTCCCGGAGCGCGGCCAGCATCATGTGCCGGAACAGCTCCAGCACCTTGAGCTGGGTAGCCCGGCCCTTCACCTCATTTGTGATCCAGTCCTGCACCTGGATCCACGTGATCGAGGACAGCTTCCGCTTGCCCCACTTCGGCTGCACGTGGACCGTCCACGCGGACAGCTTGCGGTTCCGGGTGGTCACCGACTTGATGTCGACGGTCGGCCACCAGATCTCGTACCACTGCTCCACCGTGATCGACCCCCGACGAGGGTCCTGGTAGGTCCCGGCGTCCAGGGCCGCCTTCACCTTGTTCAGGTGGGCGACGGCCTCCTTGTAGGTGTCGAACCGGGGCCCGCACTGCCGGCCGTCGGCGTCCCGGTATCGGGCCTGCCACCGGCCCAGGCAGTCGCGCCGCGCCTTCCGCTCGCCGTGCTCGCCAGGCGGGTACGCCTCGATACACAGCTTGCAGCCGCACTCCTTGCTTCTGATCTGCCTTGGGTTGTTCGTTGCTCTACGCGCCACGCGAGATCACCTCGCTGCTCCTCCGCTGTTCAGGTACACGGGGCAGAAGCCGGATCGGCTCCCCGCAGAAGCAGCGTGCACCGTCGGGCGGCTGCTCGATGGCGAGTTCCTCAAGAACCGCCCGAACAACTCTGGTGGTGCTGGCGTCCGTCAGGGTGGCGGGGAGCGTGATGAGCCGCGCGGCCGCATCCCATGGATCGGACGGGCAGTGAGCAGAGAACTGGACGCGAACGCACATGAAGACCCCCGTATACGCAGGTGAAGTAGATACCCGCGGCCGTTGGGGGAGGGCAGCGGCCGTGCGAACGACCGTACCCCTACGCAGTTGAGAATGCGACCACTGTTACGCAAGATGACGCCCTGTCAGGCACAGGGAGTGACCGGGTCCATTTAGAGGAGACTCACGAGGGCAGCGAACGGTTGCGCTCGACGAGGGCACGGATCTGCACCTCGGTCATCTCCTGCTGCTCGTCGGTGAGTTCCTCGATGAGGGCGAGGATGCGTTCGCGCGCGTCGGGCGAGAGGGGGCCGGGGGTGGCGCGGCCGGCGGCGGCGAAGATCTCGGCTTCGGTGAAGCGGGGGAACTCGCGGTGGAGTGCGCGCAGCTTGTCCTTGTTCGGGCCGCGGCCGGTGCCGCGCTTTCGGTGGACCCAGCTGTTGACGGTGGCAGGGGCGACGCCGATGCGGCGGGCGATCTCCGAGTCGCTGACACCGTAGGCGTCTTTGAGGCGGGCGATCAGCTGCGCGAGGTCCTCGGCCGGCGGCTGCTCATGGGTGTCCACGGGCCTAAGAGTGCCTGTTGATCTTCTACTTTTGCAAGTGAAAGTAGAGGCATGGCGGGATCTCGCTGCGGCGCGTGACCTCCCCGTCGCGCGCCGTCGCGCATGGCATATGCCTTCGATTAGAACACGCGTTCGTTAACGGGTCACGCCGGATAGCCGCTCATCGAAACTCACTCCGACTCGCTTGACCTCATCGACACCGACACTGTAGAAATGTGTCAACGGCGGCGCACACCGGGCCGCAGAGCTACAACCTGGCGTGAGGCACACATGACCAACCTGATCCGCAAAGGCGCGGGCAAGCCACTACGGGACGCAATGAAGCGGACCGGGCTCACCCAAGCTGACCTCGCCGTCCGAACCAAGGCGGTAGACGTACGCGGACAGGGCGTCAGCCTCGGCACGATCATCAAGGTGACCGGCCAAGGCAAGAGCGCCACCGACAGCTGTCGACTCCGCACCGCGTGGCTCGTCGCCACCGCGCTGGGGGACCCGCTCCAGCAGCACTTCGACATGCCCACAGTTTCAACCGACACAGTTGAAAGGTCTACCCCCCATGGCGACTCTGGCTGATCGCACCGAGACGCTCCGCCCCGTTGGGGTGGCGCCCCTGCTCACCACCGCCCAGCTCCAGGCCCACTACGGGGTCTCGAACTGGACGGTCAACGAGTGGGTGAAGGACGGGTGCCCCGTGGAGCCGACGCGGTTCCGGGGCCGGCGCTTCGACCTCGACCGGGTGCGCGCCTGGATGGCGGCGGACGAGCAGCAGGTTTCGGCCGCCTGATCCACCTCATGAAAGCGGGGCCGCCGGACGGCTATCCGGTCGACCCCATCGACACCCTCACCCATCTGAGAGACGAGGACATCGTGTCTGTACAGAGTATCCGTCCCACGGATTTGCCCGCCGGTCACCGGCGGACGGTCCACGTGGACGTGTCCATCCCGCGCCCGACGAGCGTGGCGGCGACGTTCCGGGCTGCGGCCCGGGTGCTCGCGGCGAACGGCTTGTACCAGGGCGGCGACTACTTCCCGAACGCCCTGTCCGACCAGTCCACCCCGTACGAGCTGCGGCCGTTGTCGATTCCGGCGGCGTTGCGGTGCGCGGTGACGGGCGACCCGCGCATGTACTCGCTGCTGGCGGACGAGGCGTTGATGGTGCTGGGTGACCGGCTGGTCGTCGACGGGGAGCGCGCGGAGTACATCGACCTCTTCGGTCTGGAGGACCACGTCGATGACTGGGCGGACGCCGAGGGGCGGACGACGGAGTCGGCGGTGGCGGTGCTGTACGCGGCGGCGGATGACAGCGAGCGGGTGGCGGCATGAGCGCCCCGATGACGCCGGACCGTGAGCAGGAGATCCGGACGCTGGACCTGCTGGAGCTGATGTCCGACCGCGTCGCCCCGGTGATCAGCGGTCACCTCGCCGCGCTGCTGGGCGAGGTGGATCGGCTGCGGGCCCGGGTCGCCGAGCTGGAGGCGGGCTCCCCGTGGGAGCGCGCGGTGGCCGGGCTCAACGCCTTGGCCGACGCGGACATCGCGTTCTGGATCGAGCCGGACGGGCACATCAGCGGGCCGTTCGGGGACGAGCACATCGAGTGGGACCAGGAGACAAGCCGCTGGGTCCTCACCCGGGACGACGACCCGTGCCGTCCGTGCGGTTGCCCGAAGCGGTTCGACCGGCACGCCGACGGTTGCCCGGCCCTCCCTGACGTGACCGAGCCGCCCGCCGTGACAGCGGACCGGTGGAACGCGCAGTACCCGGTCGGCACTCCGGTCTACGCCTACCCCGGGTGCCGCCCCGAGGACGACTCGAAGTGCACGCGGCTCACCACCCGGACCCGCAGTGCGGCGTCCGTCCTGGGCGGCCACACGGCGGTCGTGTGGGTGGAGGGGCACAGCGCGTACATCAGCCTCACGCACGTCGACCCGCGCCCCGAGACGGGCGGTGCCCTGTGACCGGTTGGCAGATCGTCGCTGGTTCCACCCTCGCGTACGCCCTGTGCGCCATCGCCCTCGTGATCGTCATCGACGGGCACCACCCGCTGGCCCACCTCATCGAGATCCTGCGCCACCTCGGAGGCCGCTGATGACCGACACCCCGCACACCACCGGCCCGATCCCCGTATACGTGCGCGTCATCCCGACCGCCGTTGTCCTCGAGCTGGAGGCCCTAACCCGCCTCGTCGCCGGGGACATGGTGGACGCGCTTCTCGACCCGGAGGACACCACCCTGTGGGACCGGCTCCACGAGCTGGCCGACACCGAGCGCACCAGCCCGCAGGACGGGGTCCTGCCGTACGAGGAGCTGGTGGCCGCGCTGGCGGACCGGTGCTCGTCGCGGGTCCCGCTGACGCCGGGCCGCGCCCGGGACCTGGCGACGACGCTGCGGATGCTCGCCGACCGGCTGACCATCCCCCGTCAGCAGGACGGCAGGTGGGCCGCGTGACCACCTGCCCGATCTGCCACCTGATCTTCGAAGCCTGCACCTGCACCGGAACCACGGAGGCCCGTCATGGGTGACACGTTCGGCGGCGAGCACCGCCGCCCCGACCACAGCGGCATCGGCCACACCCAGTGGGAGTTGCAGGACCGGGCGTCCTACGACTGCGACCGCCCCGCCGGGGTGTCCTGCGCCCTGATCGCCGTCGCCCTCATCGCTGGACTCGCCGGCCTCATCGCCGCCTTCGCGGGGGCCGGGGGCATCGCGTGAGCGCCCCCCGGTTCGCACGCGGCTGCGCCAACGGCTGCGCGCTCAGCCTCGCCCTCTACGCCGCCATCGGCGTGATCGCCTACCTCACCCTCGGGAGAGTCCTGTGACCACCACCGACATCACCCAGGCCGGGGGCTCCCTCGCCATCCGCGCCGACCAGACCGGCTGGACCGACGACCAGGCCGCCGTCCTCCGCCAGTCCGGCATCGACAACCAGGTGGCCGCCGCCGAATTGTCCGCCTTCCTCCACCTCTGCCAGCGCACCCGCCTGGACCCCTTCTCCCGGCAGATCTACCTCATCGGCCGGTGGAACGGGCAGCAGCAGCGCAAGGTCTACACCCCGCAGACCAGCATCGACGGCTACCGCGTCATCGCGCACCGCGCGGCCGCCGACGCCGGACACGCCCTCGGCTACGACGACACCCTGTGGTGCGCCAAGGACGGCCGCTGGCGGGACGTGTGGCTGGACGAGGACCCGCCGGCAGCCGCGAAGGTCACGGTCATCCGGAACGGGATGCGGTTCGCCGCTGTCGCCCGGTACGCGGAGTACGTCCAGACGAAGAAGGGCGGTGAGCCGTCGGGGCTGTGGGTGAAGATGCCCGCGACCATGACGGCGAAGTGCGCCGAGGCGTTGGCGCTTCGGATGGCGTTCCCGCACGACTTGGCCGGGGTGTACACGGCCGAGGAGATGGCGCAGGCGGACAACCCGTCTGCGGAGGAGCGGCACCTGCGGAAGGTGGAGCCGAGGCAGGGCGACCCGTGGGCCACGCCTGCCCCCGGCCGCGACTTCCTGACCGAGGCCGAGACCGCGCCCGACGTCGAGGCCGTCCGTCAGATCTGGCGCGAGGCCAAGCAGGCGGGCATGCCCGATCCGGTGCTGGCCGGGATCGTCGAGATCAGCAAGTTGAAGGACGCGGCCGCGGCCGAGCCCACCGCCGCCCCCGAGACGGGCAGCGAGGGCGTGGTCGAAGCCGAGGTGGTGAGCCCCGAGGACGACTACGCCGACGCCGTCGCCCAGCTCCGCGCCGCCGCCGAAGCCGCCCACCTGGAGGACTTCGACAACGGCGTCGCCGGTGCCCTCGGCATGCCGCTCGCCGACGCCCCCGTCGAAGCGATCCGCGCCCTCACCGCCCAGATCCGCCCCGCCGCCTGAGCACCCGCACAACGGGGCCGCCCGCGGGATAGGCGGGCGGCCCCACCAAGGAGCATCCCATGAACCTGCAGGAACTGGCGCTTCAGGAAGCAGCGCTGAAGACCCTCGCCGACACCATCACCGACCGGCTCAAGGCCGTGAAGGCCGAAATGCAGGAGGCCCTCACCGAGGGCGGCGTCGGCAAGGTCGACGCCACCCTCCCCGACGGCACGAAGGTCGCCGTCATCAGCCGCACCGACTCGAAGCCGGCCGCCGTGGTCGTCGACAACGAGGCGTTCCTCGCCTGGGTGCGGGCCAACCGGCCGACCGAGGTCACCACCCGGCTCGTCACCGAGGTCCGGCCCGCGTACACCACGGCGCTCCTCGCCGAGATGACGGCGGCCGGGGTGGCCGAGGTGTCCGACAAGGAGACCGGCGTCGTGGACAGCGTGCCGGGGGTGGAGATCCGGGCGACCCGGTCGACGACGCACTCGGTGCGGCCGACGAAGGACGGCCGGGACCGGATCGCCGAGGCGTGGCGCACCGGGGCCCTCGGCCACCTCAACCTCCCCCAGCTCACCGCCACACCGCAGGAGGCGTGATGTTCATCCGCCGCTCTACCTACCGCCGGCTCGTCGGCCGCGCCGACGCCTACGCGCAGGACGCCCGCAACGCCCGCCGCGGCGAGCAGAACGCCCGCAACGAGGTCACCCGGCAGGTCGCTCTCGCCGAGGTGCGGCAGGCCGACCACGACCGCACCGTCGCTGACATGGCCGCCGACCTGGTCGCCGCCGAGCGCCGCGCTGACCGTCTCCAGGCCCAGTACGACAACGCCGTCGGCCTCGATGACCCGCTGCTGGAACTCGGCGCGCACTGGCAGACCCGCCGCACCGACAAGCCCCGCACGGAGGTGAGCGTGTCGTGAGCACGACGATCTTCTTCAAGGTGGTCAAGTCCCACACCGCCCCCAACACGGCGGCCCCGGCCGACACGTGGCGCACCCACGCCGTGTGCGCCAACACGGCCAACGACGACCTGTGGTACCCGGACCCCACCGACACGGCCACCACCCGCGAGGCCATCGCCACATGCCTCGGCTGCCCCGTCCTCCTGCTGTGCCGCCAGGCCGCGGCCGAGGAGGAGCGCGGCGACGGCAAGGCGTCCCGGTACGGCATCCGGGGCGGGCTCACCCCCGTCCAGCGGTGGGCGGCTGACCCGCACACCCAGGCCGGGAAGGGCAAGGGCGGCCGCCGGCTCGCACCGTGTGGGACGGACGCGGCGTACGACAGGCACCGTCGCAACGGCGAGCAGCCGTGCGACCCGTGCCGCCGGGCGCACAACGAGCGCAACGTCCAGGTCCGGGCCGAAGCCCGCCACCGCCGGGCCGCTTCCACGGAGTGCGGGACCCGCGGCGGCTACCAGAAGCACCGGCGCCAGGGCGAGACCCCGTGCACGCCGTGTCGTCAGGCCAACGCCGCCGCGGACCGCCGCCTCCGCGACACCGGCACCATCACCGAACGGAGCGCCGCCTGATGGACACCGTCTCTCTCTGCAAGCACCGGTTCCCTGTCCAGCCCCCGCTCGGCTCGATCGGCCGCCCCGGCGACTGCTCGTCCTGCGGCACCACCTGGAACGAGGCGCAGGCCGACCTCCACCGGCAGCACGAAGCGTTGATCTTCGGCAGTGCCCGCGACGGCAACTGCCCCGACTGCGCCCAGCCGCGCCGCCTCTTTCGCTTCCAGCCCTTCGACAAGCCGTGGACCCCCATCGGCTTCGAAGAGCCCGTCACGTTCCTCTGCATGGACTGCTGGAACACCGCCACGGAAGCGGACCACGAGGGCTACAACGCCCTGCTCGACGCGATCTGAGGCCCCTTCGGCCCGGGGCCGCCGCGCCCCGGGCCACCACCCGCACCACCGCAACCCCGTACGGAAGAAGGACCGCGTGACCATCGACGCCATGCACTGGGTGTGGAACCACGCCCAGGCCAAGGGCAACGCCCGGCTCGTGCTGCTCGCGGTCGCCGACAAGGCACCCGGCCCCGACGCCAAGGTCCGCATGGGCACCACGGAGTTCCGGGCCCGGCTCAACGCCTCCCGCTCCGTCGTGCAGAACGCCGTCGACAAGGCCCTCGAATCCGGCGAGCTGGTGGAGGACGAGCCTGCGATCGGCAGCCGCCCGGCCACCTACCAGCTGCCGTTCGCGGTGGGCTACGTCCGCCCCGCCCCCGGAACTAGGGGCCCGGAATCAGGGCCGGTAGCTGAACAGCAGGGGCCCGGAATCGAGGCCCCTAAGTCTGAGCAGGGGCCCGGAATCAGGGCCGGTAGCGAAAACGCTAGGGGCCCTGAATCAGGGCCGGGGGGGCCCGGAATCGAGGCCCCTTGGGGCCCTGAATCAGGGCCCCTCTACCAGACCACTCCTACCAGGAGTGGAGGCAAGCAAGCGGGAGAGCCCGACCCCGCCGCCGGAACCACCATCCCGGACTTCGCCCGCCCCCTCGTCGACACCATCAGCCTCGCCGGATACGACACCATCCGCTGGAACCTCACCGCCCCGGAATGGCTGTCCATCCACGCGCTCATCAAGAGCCACGGCACCGAACGCCTTGCCCGCTGGGCCGTCGAGCAATGCAGCCAGCGGCGCATCAGCTACGGCCGCTACTTCCTCTCCGGCTGGCGTGACCTTCCGCCGGCCCCGGCGCCCGCACCCGACGGTGTGACCCGCCTCCCCGCGCTGCGCCCGGCCCCGGCACCCCTGCCCTCGCCGCAGGCCGCCCGCCGCCAGGCCAGCCGCGACTTCCTCGACCAACTCTCCGACCAGCTCCGCGCAGGAGGCCATCAGTGACCCCCGACCAAATCCCCCAGCTCCTCAAGCAGGTGTCGTACGCCGATCCCCGCGTCCTCCCCGAGGACCCCAAGGAGGTCGCCGGGCTCGCCGCCCTCTGGGCCACCGTCCTCGCCGACGTCCCTGCCCAGTTCGCCATGCAGGCCGTCGGTATCCACTACGCCCGCAGCCCGTACCCGATCAAGCCGTCCGACATCAGCACCCGGTGGCAGGCCGTGGTCCGCGACCGCATGCAGCGCGACGTCGACCCCGCCCCGCCCGTCGACCCCGACGACGAAGCCGCCTACCGCGCCCACCTCACCGCCCACCGCCGCGCCGTCGCCACCGGCCAGGAACCCCCCGTCGAGCACCACGCCCTCACCGCCGGGCCCGCCGCCGCCGAAGCCGACCGCCGCCGCGCCGCCATCGGGAAGTACATCCCGATCGCCGTCGACGACGCCCTCTCCGCCTACCGGCCCCAGCGCGCCGCCCGCCTCGCAGTCCTCCGCGAAGGCCGCCCCGACGCCCTCGCCGTGCCCTGCCCCGTCGAGACCTGCCGGGCCGCCGTCGGCGCCGCATGCACCCGGCCCGGGAAGGGCCAGACCCGGCACCGCCTCGCCGGGCCCCACCCGTCCCGCACCGACTACGCCGCCGAGCGCGCCGCGTGACCGGCCCGTCGTGCCGGGTCTGCGGCCGGCGCCTCCGCTCCGAGAAAACCCGGGCCCGCGGCATCGGCCCCATCTGCGCCCGCCGCACCCGCCAGACCACCCCGCACATCCCCACCCCCACCCCCGACCACCACATCCCCGGACAGGACGAACTGCCCCTCGTCCACCACCAGCCCACCCTCTGGAGCCTCTGATGCGAATCACCCTCGATCTGCCGACCGTGACCATCGACCCGTCCGATGACGGTGGCCGCGACCAGGACGGCGCCCCCTACGGGCTGCCGGACTGCCCGCACTGCCACACCGAGTACTACGGCGACATGGTCAAGACGACGGACGGCCTGGTCCACGAGCGTTGCCTCGTCGGCTGGTTGTCGCGCCGTGACGAGCGGGATGCGTGGAAGGTTCTGGCCGCTCAGGTGGCCAAGCATCCGTCCCGGCAGTCGGCGCCCACGATGCGCGCCGTGATTCAGGCGCTGCTCGCGATGCAGCCCAACCCCACCCCGTGACAGCACGACCGGCTGCCCCCGTTGGACCCGGGGGCAGCCGGCCCGCCCACCGTACCTGCACACCACCTGGAGCCCTGATGCCCACCACCCCCACCCCCGCCGACCTGCTGCGCGCCGCCGCCGAGCGCGCCCGGACGGTGGCCGACCCGGTGTACCTGGCGTTCGCCCGCCTGCTGGACGGCTACGCCACCGACTGGGACTGGTGCCACGCCGACCACCCCGGGACGGTGCTCGACGAGTACGCCCTGGCGGTGGCCCGGCAGCTCCTCGGCACCAGCGTGTGCCCCGAGTGCCGCGACACGGGGGCATGCAACGGCGGCCCGTGCCCGCTGACCGCCGACGCCGCCGCCGCGTTGGGCGACGGAGCGGTGCGCTGCCCGCTGTGCCCCGGCCCGCTGATGCTGCACACCCCGAGCGGGGCCCGCGCGCACTTCGCCCACGTGCACCCCGAGCAGCAGATCAGCGGCCGTCAGGGTCCGTGGCCGGTGCTGGTCGACGCCGCCCCGCCCGCGCCTGCCGACCGGGCCGCCGTGCTCCGGGAGGCGTGGAACCTGGCGCATGAAGAAGCCAGCCGACTCGAAGAGGTCGCGGGGATTGAAGCCGCCCGTGGCGCACGGTGCGTCGCGTACCGCCTCCGCCGCCTGGCCGCCGACGCTGCCGCCGGGGTGCAGCCGCCCACCGAGGGCGAGGCCGAGCCGCCCACGCACCTGCCGAAAGGCACGAACGCCGAGGACTGCCCCGCGTGCAAGGGCACCAACCCGCCGTACCCGTTCCTCTGCCCCGGCCCGCCCGCTGCCCCTGCCGCCTGACCACTCCTGCTGTGTGGCCGCCCCACCACAGGCGGCCACACCACACCCCGGAAGGACCCGACCGTGGACCAGAACCAGCGCCGCGCCCGCCTCGCCGCCCAACGCCAGGCCCCCGGCTACCGGCCCACCCGCACCGCCCCGATCCCCGACTCGGTGCACACCGACCTCAACGCCATCGACGCCGCCACCACCGACCCCACCATCCGCGCCCTTACCGCCCGCATCCGAACCGCACTGACCGACGGACCGCCCCCCGTGCCCTGCCCGGCCACCGAACCCGCCCCCGACGGCGGAACTCCGTACACCTGCTCCCTCACTACCCCAAACCACGATCTGCACCTCGACGAACAGCGCAGCGTCTGGTGGACGCCCGGCGACGACACCACCGAGGGGGCCCGGTGACCACCCAGCCCGAGCGGATCGCGCTCGACGACCTCACCAGCGACGCCCTCGACGACCTGTACGCGCGGCTCGACCTCCTCGAAGCCGGCCGCGACGAACGGGCCGCGCTGCTGGAGGAAGCCCGCGACGCCCTCGAAGCCGCCGGAGCGGGCCGGGTCCACGGCGACGACTGGCCCCGGCTCGTTCCCGCCATCGAGGAACTGGCCCGCCGCGCGGACACTGCCGACGCCATTGCCGAGGGCAACCTGCGGCACGTGAAGCAGCTCATCCCCGCAGTGCGCGCGGCCGAGGCCCGTGTCCGCGAGCTGGAGGCCGAGAACGCCCGCCTGACCGCCGGGCGCGCGGCCACCACCTGACCCCACCAACCACCCGACCGCGTCCGCCGAGGAGCCGACCATGACCACCCCGCCCGAGTTCCTCGACGGAACCACCCCCCACTGCGGCCCCCGCACCGCCCACCTGTTCGACAGCACCAACCCGAAGGACGAGCGGGAGGCCGCCTCGGTCTGTGCCGGCTGCCCCCTCCGCACCGCCTGCGCCACCCACGCCCTCACCGTCCCGGAGGAGCGGGGTACGTGGGGTGGGCTGACCGCGCATCAGCGGCGCCGGATCCTGAACCCGGACGACGGGACGTGGCTCGACAGTGAAGGCCGTGTCCGGCTGCCCTGCGGCACGTTCAACGCGCTCATGGCGCACCACCGGTACGCGGAGACCTGCGGGCGCTGTGAGGCCGCCCAGCGGGCGCGTACGGCCTCCAACCGCCGCGCCCGGTTGGCCGAGGAGCACGCTGCCGGCGGCACGACCACGGGGGCGGAGATCCACCGGCGTCTCGGGGAGCGGCCGTGTCTGCGCTGCCTGGCTGCCGAGGCCCGCCGGTCCGCGTACCGGCGGGCCGCCCGCCGCATGACCCAGCAGCCCGACCGGCGTGCCGGGTTGGCGATGGCGTCATGACCACCACACCGAAGGGAAACACCATGCCCACCGACCCGAACCACGGTGCCCTGCTCCGTGCCGTCGAGAAGCTGACGACGCAGGTCAGACGCATCGCCGACACCCTCGCCGACGGGACCGTGCAGGACTCGTTCGCCCTCGCGCCGCCCGTCGTCACCGACGACGACGGGGCGCAGACGACGGCCGACGACACCCCCGCCTGGAAGCTTTGCACCTGCGGCGACAAGCCCGTCACGGCACGGCACCCCGAGCCGTGCCCGCTTTCCCGCGAGCCGTACGCCAGCGAACTCGCCGAGATGCACGGCACGCCCTGGCCCGCCAGGCCCTACAAGATGTGCTCAGCCACCACCACGAACCCTTCCGGCCAGCCGCTCGGCCCGTGCGTCCTGCAATACCAGCACGACGAGCCCATCCACCAGGACGCCGAGGGCGCCTATTGGGCGCAACCAGGAGGCGGCGACACCCCGAAGACGCGCGGCGCAGAGAAGCAGCGGACCATCCGCCGCCAGCAGTTCCGCCTCCTCCTCAACCAGCTCAACGACGGCACCACCCCGCTCACCCCCGCCCAGGTGCAGGCCCTTACCGCCTACGTGGCTGACGAGATCGTCGAGTGCAACATGGAGACGCAGGAGGCCGACCGGCTGGAGGCCGAGGCGGCCGACTGGAAGGCGACCGCCGCCGTGTACAGCGGACTCCACCGCACCGCCGAGAACGAGCTGAAGCAGGCCCATGCCGAGCTGGCGGAAGCCACGGCCGCCATCGAGCGGGTGCGGGCCATCAGGCCGTCCCCGCCCCGGTCGGAGTTCAACGCCCGCACCAACGCCCAGGACGAGGGCTGGGACCAGGCGTTGGCGACCGTGCGCGCCGCGCTCCTCGGCCCCATCGCGGAGGGCTGAGCTGTGGCCACCGTCGTCCTCCTCGTGGCGTCTGCGATCATGCTCGGCTTCGCCGGGTGGGCCACCTGGGACGGCCACCGCCACATGCTCCGAGCCGAAGCCGCCGCCCGCCAGGCACAGGAACACGCTCGGGCCGCCCACCGCCATGCCGTCCACGCCCGGGAAGCTGCGGACCGAGCGCAGGCAGCGCGCCGCCCCTGACGCAGCACAGACGCCCGTCACCCCACCAGGGGCGACGGGCGTCGTCACGCTCAGACGGCCGTCAGGACGCGTACCGGGTCACCTTCGTGACCTTGCACGACACCTTCCCGTCCACCTTGTCGAGGGACTGCGCGTCCGCCTCAACCTCCTGCCCGGCCGCCACGTTGTTCGACGCCGCGAACGCCTCACCCAACCGCTTCCCCGACGCGTCCACGAACTCCACCGACACGATGTAGTTGCTGGTCTTGCTGCTGCGGTTCGTGATCAGCACGTCCGCCTTCGGCCAACCCGTCGTGCCGTTCACCTCGCACCCGGTGATCTTCGCGTCACCCTCGGGCCCGGACGGCTCCTTCGCCTTCGCCGGGGCCTCCTCCTTCGGCTCCTCCTCCGCCCCCTTCTCAGGCGCGGCGGCCGGCTTCGACGCCGTCACCGACGGCCTCGACGACGCCTCACCCCCGTCGTCGCCCCCCAACGCCACCACACCGACGATCCCGATCACTAGCAGCAGGCCCACCACCCCCAGGCACCCGAAGCCCACGATCTTCCCCGCGTTGCTCTTCGGCGGGGCCGGCGGCGGCCCGCCCCACTGCGGCTGCTGCGGCCCCCACCCCTGCGGCGGCTGGTTCTGCGGGTACTGCTGCGACATGGCGTCCCCCCTGGGATCTCCGTCTACGTCCGCGCACCGTACGACCCGGGCGGACCCGCCGTCTCCGGACGTGACAGAACCGTGACGACGACGTGGCGACGACGTGTCGCTGACGGGCCGTCTGGACGACGACGACACCCGTCGACTAGGCTGCTGCTCGCACCGACACCGATAGCAGCGGTCCGGGCACACAAACCAAAAAAGCGGGCCCAGGCGACACGGATAGCAGCCGTGGCCTGGACCCTCACCACCAGGAGAATGGACCTCCCGATGGCTGACCAGCACCTTAGCGTGCCGTCCCCCCACGACGGCACCCGTCCCCCCTGGTACGCGCGCACCGCGACCACCGTCGGACGCCCCGCCGTACTCACGGCCACCCTGATCATGTCGATGCCCGGCGAATACAAGGTCGCCCGCCTCGCCGGATGGTCCGACCCCTGGGCCTACGGCATGCCGTTCGCCCTCTCCGCCTACGCCGGCATCGCCGCAGTCGTCGCCGCCACCCGCCCCAAGGGCGCCCGCGGCCGACTCTCCGCCCAGCTCGGCGCCGCCTTCGCGATCATCCTCGCCCTCGCCGCGCAGGTCGTCGCGCACCTCGTGCAGACCGAGCACATGAACGGCAACCAGGCGTGGCTCATCGCGATCACCTCGATGGTGCCCCCGGCCGTCCTGGCGCACCTGCTGCACCTCGCGGCCACCCCGACGCCCGTCACGGCCCCGTCGACCAGCGTCGACACCCCCGTCGTCGAACGGGCCGACGCCCCCGCCGACCCGGCCCCCACCGCCGTGCCGCCCATGCCGCAGCAGGCGCCCGCCATCGAACCCACCCCGGCCCCGGCCCCCGTCGTCTACCGCGACCCCCGGTGCGTCATCGTCCGCCCCCTCTACGCCGACGGCACCCGCCCCGGCACCGGCGCCATGCGCGACGCCCTCCTCGCCGCCGGCCACGGCCGCGTCGGGGACTCCACGATCCGCGGCACCATCCGCGCCGAGATCGAGGAGCACGAACCGCACCTGGCGCTGCTGCCGCCCGCACTCCACGGCCGCACCGCGTAGGCCCGTGGTCGCCGCGTTCTTCGTCGGCTCCACCGTGCTCGGTTTCGTAGGTCTCGCCTACGTCTGCCTCGACGACCTGCCGCGTATCGCCGGGTCTGTCGCCCTCGTGCTCACCTTGGCCGCCCTCGGGCTGGCCCTCCTCCACTGAGGACACCTCGTGCCTGAGCCCATCATCCCCACCAAGATCATCCCCGGGGGAGTGCCGCTCCCCTCCGGCCCCCCGCCGCCCGGCGCCGTCCCCCCGTGGCGCGCACCGGCCCCGGCCGCACCCCCGCCACCTCCCCCGCCCGTACCGCCCACCGTGGCCGTCCCGGCCCCGGAGCCGCCGAGGCCGCCCGACCCCGTGGTGCACGTCCACGTCGTCCTGCCGTACGAGCCCGAACCGGAGCCCACCCAGTGGCAGCGGCTGTGGGCGTGGGTCACGGCGATCGGCCGGCCCTGGCAGATCGGCGGCGCGCTCACCCTCGCCTCCCTGCCGCTGTTCGGCGGCCACAGCATCGCCACGCTCTGGGCGTCCGCCGTCGCCGAGGCCCGCACCGACCAGGGCCAGGCCGCCGGATACGCCCTCGCCCTCACCCCCCTGGCCATCGCCATCATCCGCATCGTCCAAGGCGGCGGCACCCTCCGCCGCCTCCTGCTCCTCGCCGTGTCCCTCGTCGGCCTCGCCGGAGCCATCGACCTGTACGACCCCGTCACCTGGATCACCGGAGTGCACCCCTCATGACCACCACCCAGACCGGCGCCAGCCTCGCCGCCTGCGCCATCGCCATCGCCATCCTCGGCATTCAGCTCCGCAAGTGGTGGGTCGGCGGACGCGCCTGGAAAGACCTACTCCCCACCATTCAGGGCTTCGTGACCGGCGGCCTCGCCACGATCTGCGTCGGCGGCCTCGGCGGCTGGCTCGCCGGATGCACCCGCCAGCTCGCCAACGGCGGCGGGTCCAAGGCCGTCACCGGCGTCACCGGCACCGACTCCAGCTCCCCCATCGCCGCATCCTCCCTCGGCCAACTCACCGAAGAGGGAGGCGTCGTTGTCTTCCTTCTCGCCGTGCTGCTCTTCGTCACCTACAAGGCCGCGCCGAAGGAGGACAAGGGCAAGCTCCTCGGGGCCATGGCCGCCGGGATGATCCTCTGCGTCACCGCCGGTGTCGCCGGAATGCTCGACGGCCTCCCCGAACTGGTCAACAGCCTCGGCCTCTCCGGTCGCAACATGCTGGAAGGGAACGCCTGATGGCCGAGCCGACCGCCATGCAGCGCGGCGCCCGGACCCTCACCCACGGGCAACGCCTCCTCCTCCGCCGCCTCGCCGCCCGCGCCGCCGCGTGGGTGCGCGCCGGCCGCCGCGACGACCTCGACGGACTTGCCGCCGTCCTCGGCTGCCTCCTCCGCGCCGTGCTCCTCCTCGCCGGGGCGTACGGGGCGTGGTGGGCGCTCCGCCGGTGGCCCGCCGCCCTGTGGGTCCTCGTCCCCCTGTGGTGCTGGGCGGCCGTCCGGGCCATCCCCACCGACCCCGAGCAGCCCGCCGCAGAGGAGCCGCCCACGGCCGAGGAGACCGCCGCTCACCGCGAGCACCTCCTCGACCTCATCCGGACCCTCATCGGCGACCGCCCCGGAGTCCACCTCTCCACCCTCCTCGCCCACCTCCAGAAGCACGGGCAGGCCGAGGGCTGGGAGGTCGGCGACCTGAAGGACCGGTTGGCCGCGCTCCAGGTGCCCGTACGGAAGAGCGTGAAGGTGGCCCGCCGGGTGGCCACCGGGGTCCACCGTGACGACCTCCCGCAGCCCTCCCCGGCCGAGGCCACCCAGGACGCCGCGTAGAGGTCTACCACCCCCGTCTACCTGCGGATCTACCACCGCGACTACCTCGATCTACCGCCCCGGCTACCGCTCAGCTACCCCACCAGGAGACCCCGATGAGCAACGAGAACAGCATCAGCGACAGCACCGCCGAGACCGTCGTCCAGGCCGAGACCACCGGCCCCATCAACACCAGCGGCGACCAGCATCACGTCACCTTCACCGGCCCCAGCAACGGCGTCACCGTCATCCACGGCGACATGGACGGCCAGATCACCCAGACGTTCAACTGACCCCGGGGCGGCCGCATCACCACCAGCCCCACCAGCCACGAAATTCGACGCACCCCAACACGCCCCCGGACGCCCGGACTCCGCCGAGCCGAGCGCGGGTAGGGCGACCAACACCAACCCGAGAGGACCCCGCCATGACCGAGCCCTACTGCACCAACGACGACATCGATCCGGACGCCCACGCCGACACACTCCTCGGCCGCTCCGCCTCCGGCCTCAGCCCGGAGGCTGCCGACTCGGTGCGCGCCGAGATGGCCCGCCGAGAGGCCGCCGGACTCCCGGCTGTCCCCGACATGTCCTGGGACGACTGACCGCCCGCTGTCACACCCCCGCAGTAGCCTGACCCACATCACACCCGCTGGATCGCGAGCTGGCTGCCGCGCTACACGGACCGAGGCCCCACCGTCACCCCCGTCGGTGGGGCCTCACCCACGTGCACAGGGGTACACAACCGGCCACCACCCGGCGTACCGTGACCAATCCGACGGCGGGAGTAGGGGGCCACGCACCTCCCCAGGTGCGGCCGGTGCAGCTGCGACGCCGCCCGGCCCCTCCCGCCGTCGGACCGCCCCGGTGCCCTTCACCCGCCGGGGCGCTTCCCTTCCCGCGACCAACACACCTCAAGATCCGACATCCGCCGAAATCCGTACGCTCCCGAACACGAGGAGGTACGGACGATGACCAGCAGCCAGGACAGACCACGCGGCGGCCGCGGGCAGTTCGTGCGCTCCCTCAGCACCGCCGAGCGCGACGCCGAGGCCGCCCGCCTCCGGTCGCTCGGCTGGTCCTACCCGCGCATCGCCGCCGAGCTGGGCTGGAAGACCCGGGCCGACGCGCACAACGCAGTGAAGCGCGTCCTCAAGGAGACAGTCCGCGAAGCCGGTGACGACGTCCGCACCCTGGAGCTGGAGCGCCTTGACCGGCTGGAGGCCGCCGCCAACGAGGTGCTGGAGCGCGAGCACGTCACCGTGTCCAACGGCCGCGTCGTCGTCCTCCACGAGACACCGCTGCCCGACGACGGCCCGGTCCTCGCCGCGATCGACCGCCTGCTGAAGATCCAGGAGCGCCGCGCCCGGCTCCTCGGCCTTGACGCCCCGACGAAGCAGGCCATCACCATCACCCCGGAGCGCGCCGCCGCCCTGGAGCAGCTCGTCGCGGAGCTGGGCGAGTGACCGTCACCGACCTCCGCGAGCGCCTCGCCGGACTCACCGAAGCCGAAGCCGACCTGCTGGAGACCAAGCTCCGTGCGAAGCTCTGGGCGAAGCGGTGGAACGCCTGGACCCCGTACCCGTGGCAGGTCCCCCCGGACGAGGTCGAGACCCACGGCATGTGGCTCCAGCTCGGCGGGCGCGGCACCGGCAAGACCGACGGCTGCGCCCGCTACATGGTCGCCCACGTCAACGGCCCGCCGTGCGACGACCGGGTCCCCGGCGGGCACCGCATGAGCATCATCGCCCCCACCCAGGGCGACGCCGTCGAGTCCGCCGTCAACGGTCCCAGCGGGTTGAAGGCCCACGACCCGCGCGTCGCGCTCCGCACCACCGCAGGCGGCACCCACGTCCGCTGGCCGTCCGGCGCCGAGGCCAAGCTGTTCGGGGCCCACACCCCCGACGACGTGGAGCGGCTCCGCTCCGGAGGTAACCGCTGCTTGGTCTGGCTGGAGGAGGCCGCCGCCATGCGTCGTCTCGGCCCCGCCCTCACCCACTCCGCCATGGGACTGCGTGTCGGCCCGAACCCCCACTACATCGCGTCCACCACGCCGAAGCCCCGCAAGGAGATCCGGGACCTCCTCCAGCGTCCCGACGTCATCACCACCAAGGGCCGCACCCGCGACGCCATCCACCTCCCCGAGATGATGCGCACCAAGCTCGTCGCCCAGTACGCCGGCACCCGCCTCGAACGGCAGGAACTGGACGGCGAACTCATCGACGACATCGAGGGCGCCCTCTGGTCGTGGGGTCTCCTCGACACCACGCGTGTCGGCGCTGCACCCCCACTGTCCCGCGTCGTCGTCGCCGTCGACCCGTCCGTCTCCAGCGGCGACGAGTCCGACGAGATGGGCGTCATCGTCGCCGGGCTCGGCGAGCAGTACATCCCCGATCGGAACGGAACATCACGCCAGCACGGGTACGTGATCGATGATCTGTCCGCCCGCATGGCCCCGGTGGAGGCGGCCCGTACGGCGATCCGCGCCTACCACGAGCGGCAGGCCGACGCGATCGTCGCCGAGGTCAACAACGGCGGCGACTGGATCGGCACCGTCATCCGGCAGATCGACCCCACCGTCAACTACCAGACCGTGCACGCCAGCCGCGGCAAGCTCACCCGTGCCGAGCCGGTGGCCGCACTGTTCGAGCAGGGCGCCGCGCACCTCGTCGCGAGCCTCCCCACCCTTGAAGACCAGCTCACTACCTGGGTCGCTGGGGAGTCCACCAGCCCCGACCGGCTCGACGCCATGGTGTGGGCCCTCACCCTTTTGCAGCTCGCCCCCGCCGGCAACAGCGCCGCGGTCGTCTAGGAGGACCCTGTGGGATACAAGACGGGAGCGATGCGCCGGGCGGCCGGGCGCCGTGCCGCGTACGGCCTGGACAGCCTCCGCGACCGGCAGCCGATCACGGTGGCGTCGGTCGGCGGGCAGCAGTCCCTCACCCTCGCCGTGGACGCGGAGGCCCGCGGCTACTCCAATTCGGCTGTCGCGTACCGGTGCGTGGCGGCGATCGCCGACAACGGCAGCTCGGTGCCGCTGGTGGTGCGCAGGCCGGACGGGTCGGAGATCGAGGGGCACGAGGTCGCGCACCTCTTCAACAAGCGGCCCAACCCGCTGATGAGCGCCCGGGTGTTCAAGTCGCTGCTGCTCCAGCAGGGCGAACTCGCGGGCCAAGCCTTCGTGTGGCTCGACCGCGGCGAGACCGGGCAGAGCCCGGTGACGGAGATGCACATCGTCTTCGACCAGGTGGACGTCATCGTCGACAAGCCGATCGCGCAGCGGCCCACGACGGCTGACGTGATCGGGTTCGTGATCCGGCGGGCGGACGGCACGCAGGTACCTGTGCTGCCCGAGGAGATGCTGTGGCTCCGGTACCCGCACCCGTTCGACCCGCTGGGGTGCCTGGCCCCGTGGAAGGCCGCCCGGCACGCGGTCGACATGGACGCGTACGCCCGCGAGTGGCAGCGCAACTCGTACAAGAACGGTGGCACCCCGGCCGGTGTGGTGTACGTCGGCGAGATGGGCGACACGGAGTGGTCCAGCACGAAGGCCGCGTGGCGGTCGTCGATGCAGGGGCCGCAGAACGCCGGGAAGAACCTCCTGGTGCGGGGGGCGCCCGGGTCTCAGGGGTCGGGCAGTATCGGGTACCAGCGGATCACGCTGACCGCCGAAGAGATGGACTACCTCGAATCGCGGATGGCGAACGCCGACGAGGTGGCCATGGCGTTCGGTGTCCGCCGCGACGTCCTCACCGGCGGCAGCACGTACGAGAACCAGCAGGCTGCCGTAGCGGCCCTGTGGGCTCAGACGATCAAGCCGAAGCTGGAGATCATCGGTTCGGAGATCGACCGCGTCCTCCTCCCCTCGGACCACGAGGAGGCCGAGTTCGACCTGTCCGGCGTCACCGCGCTCCAGGAGGCACAGGACTCGGTCGCGAACCGCACCCGGGCCAGCGTCTACAGCGACACGCTGACGATCGACGAGGCGCGCGCCGAGCTGGGCAAGGAGCCCCTGCCGAACGGGCTCGGTGCGCACACCCTGACCCCGTACCGGGCGCAGTGGGCTCCGGTGCAGGGCGCGGCCGACGCGAGCGGCGAGCGGGCGTGGCAGGCAGACTTCTCCCGCCTGCCGACGCCGGACGTCGGCCCCGTCGTCGAGCGGGCAGTGGAGGCCGCACTGGCTCGGCTGCTCGGCGCAGCTCCGCCGCAGGCGGACGGCCCGTCGGCTCCGCGTCGTCGGGAGGTGACGCGCGCGGCCGACGACGCCCCGTCGCCCCTGTCGCTCGCGGAGATCAACGCCGCGTACGACGAACTGGAGGCCGCCGGGGTGCGGGCGGTGCGGGCACTCGCGAAGGAGCAAGCCGCGCGGACGCTCAGGGACTTCGACCGGCTGATGAAGAAGCCGCAGCGGTCCAGCGAGTGGCTGGCCGAGGTGCGCACTGAGGCGTGCGCCCTCGCCCGCGAGCAGCAGGTCACCATGGCCCCGCCGGACCTGGACGTAGTGCCGGCCGCGCGGGCGACGGCCATGGATGTGGCGACGGGCCCGGACGGGTGGGAGGAGCGCATCCGGGTGCGGGATCTGTTCGACGGGGCGTACTGGCGGCGGGCGACCCGGGCGGCGCTCAGGCCGTTTGTGGAGCGGGCGTGGCGGCGCGGCGCGGTCAGCATCACGCCGTCGTTCGACCTGGACGAGCCGGGCGTGGCCGGGGCGCTGGACGACCGGGTGGAGGAGTTGGCCGGGCAGGTGACGGCGACGACCGAGCAGGTGCTGCGGTCGCAGCTCCTCGCGCATGGGGTGGCTGAGGGCGAGTCCGTGCCCGAGCTGCGGGCCAGGATTCAGGCCGTGTTCGCCAATCTCTCCGACTACCGCGCCACGATGATCGCCCGCACAGAGACGGTGGGCGGGTACAGCGCGGCCTCGCATCTGGCGGCGCTGGACGCGGGCGCGACCCGGAAGACGTGGGTGTCGACCGACGACAAGCGGACCCGCCGTACGCACCGCGCGGCGCAGGGCTCCAGCGTGCCGATGAACAAACGCTTCCCGCTCACCGAGTCACGGTGGCCTGCCGACCCGGCGGCCCCCGCCAACCAGAGCATCCAGTGCCGGTGCGCACTGACCTTCGACTTCGAGGAGAACTGACCATGGCCACGATCGGCGACATAGTCGCGTACCGCATGTCCGAAGACGACTGCCTGCCCTGGGTGTCCGAGTGGGCCGAGGACCCCCGGCTGGCCTACCGCATGAACCTGCCGAGCGCTGGCATGCAGTTCCCCGCCCTCGTCGTGGCCGACAACGGCGGCGGAGACCTGAACCTGCGGGTGTTCCTCGACAGCCGGGACGCGGGCCTGTGGGCCACCCACCGGGTGGAGGGCACCGGGCCGGGCACGTGGGCGCTCCAGGCCGACACGCCGCCCCCCACCGACCCGGGCACGGAGACCCCGCCCGACCCTGACCCGGTGCCGGACCCTGAGCCGAGCCCCGCCCCGGGCCCCACGACGACCGACCAGGAGGTCTGACCGATGGCCACTCTGCTGCGGGGCGAGGTCCCCGTGATCCTCCAGCCCGCCGGGACCGCCCAGTACAAGGGCGCGTACTGCCCGCCCGGCGTCCCGTTCGCCGAGGTGCGGCGCGGCCCATTCGACGGAAAGACCGACATCCGCGTACGGCCCGACGCCGACGGCGGCCTGCCCCGGCACATGACGTTCGGACAGGGGGCGGTCGTCTACGAGCACGACGGCAAGGACGCCAAGGGCCGGGCCGTGTACCGGTACGCGCCCCGGCTGTCCCCGTCCCACCGGGCCGTCATGGACGGTGTCGCCGAGGTCTACGCCGACAACGCGCGCAAGGGCGGCGGGCGGTGAAGGGCTTCCTGCGCGCCGTTGCTGGCCGCTGTGACACCCACGACAAGGCGAGCCCGGCGAAGATCGCCCGCCTTGAGCAGGAACTCGGCCTGCCGGAATCGGCCCGGCCCGCCAGCTTCGTGGAGGCGTACACCGACCCCGACCTGATCGACTGCGGCAGCGAGCGTTGCCGCACCCGCCGAAAGGGAGAGCAGCGATGACCGAGCTGGAGTTCCGGTCCCTGGAAGACATCGACTGGCGTCTCGACGACGGCGGCGACGGCACGTTCGAGGGCCTCGCCTGCCGGTACGGGGTCGTCGACAGCTACGGCACGACCTTCCACCCGCGCTCGTTCCGCAAGGGCCTCAAGGGCCAGTACGCCCTCCTCTTCATGCACTCGCCGTTCAGCCCGGTCGGCACGTTCAGCGCGGAGGAGCGGGACGACGGCCTGTACATCAGCGGCCGGTACGACGACACCGCCGCTGGCCGCGACGCCCGCACCATGGCCCGCAGTGGCAGCGCCTCCGAGCTGTCCGTCGGCTTCGTGCGCACCGACCTCCCCGACTGGGAGAAGCTCAGCCAGATGAGCGACGAGGACCGCGAGGCCACCATCGCGAACATCAAGGGCGCACGCCTCGTGGAGGTCTCCCAGATCACCGCGCGCATGGCCGCCGTCCCCGGCAGCAAGCTCAAGACGGTGCGGTCCGCGCTCGGGGCCCTGTACGAGCAGGTCGACGCCCCGACCCTGCCCGAGGCCGCTGCGCCCCCGGCGGATGACCGGCGGATGCCTGACCGCCGACGCCGGGCGGCGCTGCTGAGGCTGGGCGTCTGATGGCCGGGAAGCGCGGGTTCCGCAGCAAGGCCCAGTGGCGCATGGCGTTCGCACGGAAGATGCCGTGGGCACGCCGCTGGGCCAACCGATCCCGCTCCTACCGATCACTCCCCGCACGCCGACGACGCAGGTAGACGCCCGTCCGCAAAGCGACCAACACACCTCCCCCACACACCCCCTTGCATTCGATCTACGCTCCACCCATCCGGGCCGCCTGAACCGGACGTAAAAGCCACAGGCATGCCGGGCGCGACCCACCGGCCGTGAAAGACGGGCGCAGGACACCCAGACCGCTGGGTGGGCTGCGAGCCCGCCCCACGACCGAGGAGGCCCTGATGCCCCCGGCACCCACCCTCACCGAGCAGCGCGACGAGATCATCGCCCGCCTCCAGGACGAGAACTTCGACGGCGACGTCGACCAGCTCTTCCAGGAAGCCGACGCGATCACCGCCCGCATCGAGCAGGCCGCCCAGCGCGACGCCCGCCTCCGGGCCCTGCGCGCCGCCACCCTCCCCGCCGGCGACCCGCAGCCGCAGCCCGAGCAGCGCCAGCAGCCCGGCATGCAGCCCGACGACCAGGGCCAGCCCCACCCGGTCACCGTCGCCGAGGCGTTCGTCCGGTCCGAGGCCCTGGCCACGTTCCGGGCGCGCGGCCTGCGCGGCGAATCCGGAGCCGTCCAGTTCGAGCAGCGCGACGCCCCGGCCGGCACGGTCACCACGACCAACGGGGTGCCGACCGTCCCGCAGCGGGTCCCCGGGCAGATCCCGAACAACCCGGACTTCCCGCTCCTCATCGCGAACCTGCTGGACCGGCAGACGTCGACCGGGCAGACCCTGGAGTACGTCCGCGACACGTCCGGCCCGGTCGCCGGGTCCGGCACGTGGAACAAGGCCGCAGTCGTTCCCGAGGGAACGATGAAGCCGATGAGCGGACCGTTCTCGTGGGACACCATCACGACCACCCTGAAGACGGTGGCGCACTGGGTGCCGATCACCCGCCAGGCGGCGGACGACGACGGCCAGATGATGGGCTACATCAACGGCAGGCTCACCTACGGGCTGGAGTACCAGCTCGACCGGCAGATCCTCACCGGCAACGGCACCACCCAGATGCAGGGCATCCTCACCACCCCGGGCATCGGCGCGTACCAGCCGGGTGTCGGCTCGACCGACGTCAAGCTCATCACCCTGCGGAAGGCCAAGACGCAGGGCGAGCTGGCCCTGTACCCGCCGGACTCGGTCGTCCTCAACCCGCTCGACTGGCAGGACATCGAGCTGGACACCGACGCCAACGGCCAGTTCAGGGTCATCACCTCGGTGACCGACTCCGGTGCCCCGATGCGGATCTGGGGCCTGACCGTCGTCACCTCCGTCGCGATGGCCGCCGGAACCGCGCTGCTCGGCGGGTTCCGGATGGGCGCCACCCTCTGGGAGCGGCAGGGGATCACCATCCTCATGACCGACTCCCACGCGGACTTCTTCCTCGCGAACACGCTGGTGATCCTCGCCGAGCGCCGGGCGAACGTCGCGGTCCACACCCCGCGCGCCTTCGTCAAGGTCACGTTCGCCGCAGCGACCTGATCCGCAACCACCCGACCAGACCTCACGTGAGGAGTGGCCCCATGGCCGCACGCACACCGAAGGACCCGGCCGAGCAGCCGGAGCAGACTTCCCCGGCCGCGACGATCCGTACGCAGGAGTACGACGCCGGCGTCGGCTGGGAGGTCGGCCAGACCGCCCCGGAGGACGCCTACCGGGCGCTCGACGGCGACGGGCACGGTACGCCGACCGGGCCCGTGGTGCCGTCGCACCCGGGCGGCTACGCCCGTCTTGTCGTCGCGAAGGGCGCTCTCGTGACTGAGGGCGTCCGCCGTGAGCTGGACGCGGCCGAGGCCGAGCAGCGGGACGGCGGGGCCTGACCGATGGCCTACTGCTCCGTGGAACAGGCCCGCGTGGCTGGCTGCACCGGCACTGACGGTGAGGTCGCCGCGTGGATCAGCGCTGCCACGGAGAAGATCCACGGCTACACCCAGCAGTTTTTCGAGCCCACTGTGGCGGTGGTGGTAGCGGACGTGGCGCCGGACGGGCTTGTCCTGCTCCCGCGCCGCGTCCGCTCGGTCACGTCGGTAACACCCGTCCATGCCGGTGACGACGCCCCGTCGCTCCCGTCGTCCGCGTACCGGGTCACCTCGTCCGAGGTGCTCGGTGGTGTGGATGCGGTGCACCTGCGGTGGGGCGGCTACGACGATCTGATCGTCGGGGCCGAGTCGTGGGCAGGTGGGTGGCGTGGGCTGTTCGACCGGTGGGGTGCCGAGCAGGCCCGCATCACCGGCGAGTTCGGGTACGCCGCCGTCCCGGTGCTGGTCGCCCAGGCGTGCGCCCTCCTCGCCGCCCACATCCAGGCCGCCGCCGCCCCCTCCGACGCCGACAGCACATCTGCACCCGGGCTCGACGTGGACGACGAAGGCAACAACGTCCGTATCGAGGACACCGACGGGGAGGAGACGACGCCCGTCGCCCCGTCGGCGTCGACCGGATCGACGCAGGTAGACGCCCTCCTCGTCGGCTACCTCAACCGCACGTCGCTGATCGGCGGTATCTGATGGCCGTCTCCGGAAGCTTCAGCATGGACCCCCGGCAGTTCGAGCGCGGGCTGCGCCGCTGGGTCGGCCGGCTCTCCAACGAGTCGAAGCGTGCGGCGGACCGGACCGGTATCCGTGTACAGAACGAAGCACGCCGCCGGGCGCCGGTCGACACGGGTCGGCTGCGGTCCAGCATCGTCACCCGGTCCGAGGACCGCGGGCGGATCTACGACGTGACCGTCGGCACGAACGTCAACTACGCCGAGCACGTGGAGTATGGGACGGCCCCGCACCGCATCTACCCGCGCACCAAGCGGGCGTTGTACTGGCCGGGGGCTGCTCACCCGGTGGCGTACGTCGACCACCCGGGCACCTCCCCGCGCGCGTTCCTCCGTCCGGCGATCGCGATGGCTGAGGCGTTCCTGCGCGAGGAGCTGGCCCGTGCCGGAAGGCGGGTCCGCTGATGGCCGCCACCACGTCCGGCGCGATCAAGGCCCGGCTCGAAGGGCTCCAGTTCGGGGTGCCGGTGTTCCGCGACGGCCCCCGCGAGAAGCAGAGCCCCCCGTTCATCGTCGTCACCGAAGCGCTCGGCATCAGCATGGACACCGCGAACGGCGACTTCGGCGACCCGGACACCCCGCTCGTCATCGTCGAGAAGGCGGCCGTCGACCTGATTGAGACGGCACGCACCAAGGCCACCGCCGGAACCGCCCGCGCCACCGAGCGCTACGGGCTGGCCGAGGCCATCGCCCACGCCCTCCACGGCCACGGCCTCCCCGCCCACCCCGCGAAGGTCACCGCGGTCCGCGTCACCGACATCGACCGCTTCCCGATCAGCGACAACCGGATCCGGGCGTCGATCACCCTCGCCATCCACCGTGAGCTGTTGCGCTCGGAGGTGATCCCGGCATGACCGCCGTGACCGTGTACGCCATGCCCCGCGACGAGGTGCTGTCATCCCTCGGCCCCTACTGGCCGCCCGCCTCCGGGGCCACCGTCGTACGGATCGACCCGGCGGCCAGGGTCACTGACGGCACCGTCACCGTCTACGAGACCCCGGGCCGGCCGGGCGTCTCGTGGTGGCTGGCCGACGGGCTGGTCCCGCCTCAGGTCGCCGGGGCGGGCGGGGAGGTACTGGCCGCCCTGATCCCCGGGGCGACCGTCGAGGTTGTGCCGGATCTGGCCCCTGAGTCCCCGCCCGTGGACAGCAGTCCGCTGCCCACCGTCATCGAGTAGCCCACCACCCGGGCCGGACCCCGGCACCAGGAAGGAACCCGCAATGCCGATCAGCCGAGTGACCAAGCTGTACGCGGTGAAGGACGCGAAGATCGCGCCGCTCCTCACCGACCCCGCCGGGGGCACCCCGTCGTACGGGGCCGCCATCGACGTGCCCGGCATCAAGAGCATGGAGATCAGCGGCGACGTCGAGGTGAAGGAGCTGCGCGGCGACAACACGCTGCTGGACTCCGACAGCTCCCTGACGAACGTCACCGTGGCCTTCCCGTACGCCAAGCTCTCCCTCGACGTGCTGGCCGCGCAGCTCGGCGGCGACGTCACCGACGCCGGGACGACGCCCGCACAGTCGACGACGTGGGATCTCGACACCGACGCCCGCCCGCTGCCGTTCAAGCTCACCGGGGCGACCCCCGTGGGCGGCTCGGACCAGATCGGCGGTGACGTCCACTTCACCCTCCACAAGTGCATCTTGAGCAGCTTCCCCGGGCTGGGCCTGGCCGAGGAGGACTACCGGACGATCGAGTCCGAGGCGCGCGCGGTGCCGCTGATCAGCACCGGCAAGTGGCTGTCCGTCGCCATCCACGAGACCGCGGTACCGATCCCGACCGCCGCGACCCCGTGAACCCCGGGCGGGCGCGGACCTCCGTCTACGCCGCGCCCGCCCGGCCCACCCCCTCCCGCAGGCCGAAACCCGGCACTCACCCAGGAGACACGCATGACGACCAGCCCCGCACCCCTGACCGCACTCGGCCGCACCGTCGAGTTCGCCGACGGCACCACCGCCCAACTCCGCTACTCACTGGGGGCGATCGCCCTGCTGGAGCAGCGGTACGGCGGCATCGACGGCGTCCTCAACATCTTCGAGAAGCTCGACGGCGGTGGCAGGTCCGGGGTGGTCATCGGCCCGATGCTGGAGCTGATCGGCGCCGGACTCACCGGCAGCGGGGGGTTCGTGCCGCACATGACCGAGCGGGTGTCGACCGTGCGGGAGGAGACCCCCGACGGGCGCAAGACGTCCCGGGACGTCCGCGAGGTCACCGCCGTCCGCTACGTCCGCGCGAGCGACCGCCGCGAGCTGGGTGACCTCCTCGACTTCACGCACTTCGAGCAGCTCACCGAGGCCATGACCCTCGCCTTCGCGGAGGCGTTCCCGCAGGGGGAAGCGGAGGCCCCGGCGGGGCCGTACACCGACGTGGATCTGACGGTCCCGGACACCTTCCGTGGGACGAGCTCTACTACCTCGGCACCGTCCCCCTCGGGCGCACCGACGCAGCCTTCTGGCACCTGACCCTCGCCCAGCTCCTTGCCCTCGCAGACCAGCACCGGCACGCCGCAGGCGCCGCCGGTGCACCCCACCCCGCTGAACCCGCAGGCGGCGAATCCCTCTTGGGCTTCGCCTCGATGCGCCGCACCTAGGAGGTGACCGCATGGCCGACGACCCCGACCTCACAGGCCACGTCCGCCTCGACTTGCGCGGCCTGATCGAGGGGCTGCGGTTCGCGCAGGCGGTCACCCGCCGGCAGATCCGCAACATGGTCCGCGACGCCAATCAGGCGTTGAACCGGATGGACACGGACGGCGTGCGTACCCGGCTGTCGACGCTGGTCAGCGGCATCAACCTGTCCCCGCTGGTGGCCGGGATCGGGCGGGCCGTCGGCGTCGCGGGTCGTCTCGCGGTTCCGTTCGCGGCGGCCGGGGCCGCGGTCGGCACGCTCGTGCCGCTGCTGGCCGGGGTGACCGCGGCGCTCGCACAGATGGCCCCGGCGGCGGCGCTCGCGGTGTCCGGTGTGCTGGCGATCGGGCTGGCCGCCGGCACGGTGAAGATCGCCATGTCGGGCGTGGGCGACGCTGTGAAGGCGGCCCTGGACCCGTCGGATCCGGAGGCGTATGCGGAGGCGTTGAAGAAGCTCAGCCCGAACGCGCGCGGCTTCGTCGGGGAGATCCGGAAGGCACAGCCCGCGCTCGACAAGATCCGCAGGACCGTGCAGGACCGCGTGTTCGACGGGCTCGACAAGCAGCTCCGCAGCACCGCCAAGGCGGCATTGCCCGAGTTCCGGTCTGCGCTCAACTCGACCGCCACCACCCTCAACCGCATGGCCGTCGGGGTGTTCACCGCGACGCGGGGGCTCGCGAAGGACGGCACCCTGGGCACCGCCCTCAAGGGCGCCACGACCGGGCTCGCCGAGTTCCGCCGGGCCCCGGGGCAGGTCGTCACCGCGCTAGGCCAGATCGGCGCGGCGGCCGGGCCTGCGTTCGCCCGCCTGTCCAAGGCCGGCGGGTCCGCGCTGGACAGGTTGTCCGCGAAGCTGACGAAGGCGTTCGAGTCCGGTGGCATGGAGCGGGCCATCGAGGGTGCGATTGACCTGCTCGGGCAGCTTGGCCGCGTCATCGGCAACATCAGCGGCATCTTCGGGAACCTGTTCAAGGGCGTCAGCGCGAGCGGGCAGGGCCTGTTCGGGACTCTGGAGAAGATCACCGGCAGCCTCCGGGAAGCCACCGGCACCACCGGGTTCCAACGAGCGCTGGCCGCCCTGTCGCACACGATGAGCGTGGTCGCCTCCACGGTGGGCCCACTCCTTGCGCAGGCTCTCGGCATCCTCGGCCCCGTCGTTGAGCGCCTTGCGGGCCCTACGCAGCTACTGGTGACCACGCTCGGCTCCGGACTGAGCAAGGTGCTGACAGCCTTGGAGCCGGTTCTGACTACGGCGGCTGGCACGTTCGGCGACCTGGTGGTCGCGATGGCCCCGTTCGTGACGCTGGCTGCGGACCTGGCTGCGGCAGCACTGCCCGCTCTGACCCCCCTGCTTGAGGGCCTGGGCAAGGTCATTCAGGAGATGACCCCGTTCTTGGAGCAACTCGCCAAGAACATCGGCATCCAACTGCTCCCGGTGCTGGAGCGGCTCCCGGAGATCCTCAGCGAGATCGTTCCGGTGTTTGAGCAGGCGGCGGCCGAGATCTTTCCCGAGCTGACGAAGGTCTTGGAGGACATCGCGCCGTACCTCGGCGATCTGGCTACCCAGCTTGCCGATCTGGCCGTGGAACTTGCTCCAGTGATCGCGCAGTTCCTGGAGTTCTCCACGCTGATCAGCCGGAAGGCAGCGCCCTACGTGGGGCCCCTGCTGTCGGGTGCGATCATCGGGCTCCTCGGGGTTCTTTCGGGCCTTGCGACAATCCTGGAGAACACGGTAGTTCCCATGCTCCGCACCTTCTCGCGGATCATGTCCGGGGACTTTGCAGGTGCCGTACGTACCGCCAACGGAGTGCTGGAGTGGCTGCAAAGCCAGGTCCGGTCTGTCTTCATCCGGATAGTCGGGGAGGCTGCGCAGGCCGTCGGCCGCCTCGCATCGGAGCTGGGGTCGGGCGCGTCCCGGGCGGCGGCACGTCTCCGCGACGGGCTCCTCCAGGGCGTCAACTCCGTGCGCACTCTGGTGGGGAGCCTGCCCGGTATCGCGCGGGCGGCGGCGGGTGCGATGGGGTCGGCGCTGGTCGCGGCCGGGGCGTCGCTGATCTCGGGTCTGATCGCCGGGATCCAGTCGAAGATCGGTGCGGTCCGGGCGAAGCTCGGCGAGCTGACCAGCATGATCCCGAACTGGAAGGGCCCGAAGCGGAAGGACGCGAAGCTTCTCACCCCTGCTGGTAAGAGCATCATCAAGGGCCTCATCGACGGGATCACCGCGAGCACGCCGAAGCTGAAGTCCACGCTGACCTCGATCACGAACACGATCGAGCGGGCAATCTCGATCAACAAGGGCAACCGGAAGAAGCTGCCGGGCCTGTCCTCACTGCTGAAGCGGGTGGAGAAGGACAACAAGAGGCTGCTGTCCCTGGCCAAGTCCAGGGACAAGGTCGCGGCGTCGCTGGCCACCGCGCAGAAGAAGCTCGACGACCTGGTGAAGGAGCGGGCGAAGAAGGCGGCGGACATCCGGGACGGCATCCTGGGCGAAGCCAACATCACCTCGGGCATGAGCCAGGTGAACTCGGTCAACGCGATCACGGTGGGGCTCCAGGTCGCGGTGAAGAAGGCCAAGGAGTTCGGGGCCAACCTCGCGAAGCTGAAGAAGGCCGGGCTGCGGTCCGACCTCCTTGGGGACATCGCGGACGCGGGCGTTGATGGTGGTGCGGCCACGGCTGCTGCGCTGGCGAAGGCCACCCCCGCCGAGCTGAAAAGGATCAATGACCTCCAGGCCCAGTTGGCGAAGGCGGCCACCAGCACGGGCGCGTCCGTCGCCGGGGCCCTGTACGACTCGGGGGTCAATGCGGCCAAGGGGCTCGTGGAAGGGCTGAAGAAGCAGCAGGGCGCGATCGAGAAGCAGATGCGGAAGATCGCTGAGTCCATGCTCAAGGCGATCCGTAAGGCGCTCGACATGCACTCGCCGAGCCGGAAGCTGCGGGCGGTGGCTGAGCTGGCGATGGCCGGGATGCCGCAGGGCTTCGAGGCGATGCGGGCGAAGGTGGCCCGGTCCGCCGCATCGGTGGCGAGCGCCGCCGTGGCGGCTGCTCAGGGCATCGCATCAGTCCGCCCGGCCTTCCCCGCCCCCGGGCAGGTGGCCGCCGCCTACGCGGGCGCTGGTGGCGGCGGGGACACCCACCACACCTGGCACCTCCACGGGAGCGACGCGACACCGGACGGCATCCTCCATGCCCTGTCGTGGCAGGGCCTCGTCGGACGGAGAGGCTGATGGCACAGCAGCAACTCGGCCGCATCCAATGGGGCAACCTTGTGTTCGGCCCCGGGGGCAGGTACCACGTCACCGCGATCGAGGGCCTCGACGACCTGCCCGACATCCGGTCCGACGACATGGACCGGCCCGGCCAGCACGGCACCTACACCGGCCCCGACTACACCGGGCCCCGGGTCATTCAGGTCGGGCTCGGCCTGCGCGGCGACACCCCCGACGAGCTGCGGGACCTGACGCTCGCTCTGCGCGCCGCCACCCAGCCGCAGGAGACCCCCGCCCCGATGCGGCTGCTGGACCAGGACACCCTCGTCTACGGCAAGATCCGGCGGCGCAGCATCCCGTACGACGCTGAGCATCTGTGGCGCACCGGCACCGCCGCCCTGGAGCTGTACTGCGCCGACCCGTACCTGTACGGGCTGGAGGAGCGGTCGGCGTCCACGACCGCGTACTCCCCGGCGGCCGGCCGCACGTACCCGCTGGTGTACACCTTGGGCCCGGTCATCGCCCGCAACCTGGTGCTCAACCCCAGCGCCGAGGTCGACCTGAGCAGCATCTCGGCGTACAGCGGGACACCCGTCCGCGACACCACCGACGCCCAGTACGGCACCGCCTGCGTCCAGACCACCAGCACCGGCGGGACGTTCAGCGGCCCGCAGTACCTCATCGCCACCCAGCCTGCTGGCGCGGTGATCACCGTGTCGGCGTGGGTGAAGACCCCGGGCACCGGCACCACGATCTTCTTCGCCTTGCGCAGCGGCTCCTCCACCCTCGGCACGGCCAGCGCAGGGGCGCCACCGTCCGGGCAGTGGTCGCGAGTCACAGCCCAGCTCACGGTGCCTGCTGGCCAGACCTGCGACCGGGTCGCGGTCGCCTACAACTCGGGCGTCGGCGTCACCTGGAGGGCGGACGGGGTGATGGCGGAGGTCGGCGTGGGGGCGGCCAGCGCGTACGTCGATGGCGACCAGCCCGGGTGCGGGTGGGAGGGCGTCGCGCACAACTCGCCGTCGCGCCGCTACGGGCCGGGGGCCACCGGCCGGTCGTACGGTGCGGCCGGCCAGTCCGGGCGCCTGTCCGCGGCCAACGCCGGGTCCAGCCCTGCGTACCCGGTGTTCCGGCTGGACGGCCCGGTCGCGAACCCGTCGATCGAGCAGGTCACCACCGGGGCCGGGCTCACGATCGACGGGACGCTCCAGCCCGGGGAGTGGCTGATCATCGACACCCGCACCCGGGCGGTCCTCCTCAACGGGTCCAGCCCGCGCCGGTCCTGGGTGCGCGCGGGGGCCACGTGGCCGCTGCTCCAGCCCGGCGACAACGTAATCGCCTACCGGGGCAGCGCACTGCCGGGGGCGCCCGGTCAGCCGTCTCTACTCACCGCCACCTGGCGCGACACCAGCCTGTAAGGAGGCCACCTCATGGCAGAGATCAACCCCCCGGCGTGGATGCAGGCCGGTAGCTACCCGGCCCGCACGGACCGGCTCGTCGTCTCATCGCTGCTCGCCTACCCGGGGTTCGCGGTGGACGAGCCGACCCCGATGCGGATCCGGCAGGGCGTCAAGCCGTCGTACCAGAACTACCAGCTCAAGGTGCGCGCGGCGGCCACCCCGAACATGACCGTCATCATCAGCGCCGGGTGGTGCTTCGTCGACAACCACGACGCAGGCGGGTCCGGCACCTACGTCTGCGTGAACGACGGCGACAAGACGCTGACCGTGCCGACCGCCGGCGGGGCCGGCCAGTATCGGCGGGACTGCGTCGTCGCCTCGGTGTACGACTCCGAGACCGCCGGCTCCGTATCCGAGTGGCGGCTGGAGATCATTCAGGGGGCCTACGCCGCGTCGGCCGGGGCCGCGGTCCGCCCGTCCCTGCCGCCGAACTGTGCGCTGCTCGCGGACATCACCGTTGGCCCGTCGCAGACGTCGGTGGCCGCCGCGAACATCAGCGACGTCCGGAACTTCACCGTCGCCGCGGGCGGCATCCTTCCGGTGTCGGCGTCTGTGGCCCCGCCCCGGCTGCACCCGGGGCAGATGCTGTACCTCACCGACACCGACGTCCTGTCCGTCGGCCAGCTCGCCGGGACGACCCGGCAGGTGCGGGAGTACATCCGGCCGTCGCAGTCGCTCCAGGCGTCCGCGCCCCCGTTCAACACGGTCGCCACATACGTGGACTTCTCGGCGGCGGCGTGGCCCCCGGTGACGGTGACGGTGCCCCCGTCCGGGATGGTCCGCGTGTCGGTGAGCGCCGACATCGCGAACACCAACACGTCGAGCAGCACCTGCCATGCCACGTGGCGGGCGTCCGGGGCCGCCACCGTCGGCGCGACCGCACTCAACTCCCTGACGGTGGCGGGCAGCCGGATCGCGGCCACCCGCTCCCGGGTGATCTCCGGGGCCACCCCCGGGGCCGCCCTCACCATCACCCCCCAGTGGAACATCTCGTCGGGCAGCTCGGGCACGGCCATCCTCACCGGCGGCGTCCTGGAAGTGACCCCCCTCCCATGACCCACACGTACACGTTCCTGTTCTGCGACCTCCGGACCGACGAGGTGCTCGCCGAGCTGCCCATGGCCGGGGTCACGTACAGCACCGAGCTGAACGGCATCGGCACCCTGCGCGGCACCATCCCTTACACCGCCGAGACCGCCCCCCTCGACCCGGAAGCCGCTTCCGTCCCGGGGCGCACCGCCCTGTACGTCGACCGGGACGGCGTCATCGTGTGGGGCGGCATCGTCTGGACCCGCGAACCGGCCGACGGGGGGAAGGCCATCCAAGCCGCGGAGTTCCTGTCCTACTACCAGCACCGGTACGTGAAGCAGACCCTGTCCACGGACACCAGCCTGATCCTGAACACCGCCTACGTGCCGTCCGGGCAGCGCCTCTACACCGACCAGAAGTACATCGTGTGGAGCCTGCTGCAGTACGCGCACGCGCAGGCCGGGGGCAGCATCGGCGTCGACACCAGCCAGTTGACCGCCCCGCCGCACGGCATCACGCGCACCACCACCTACTTCGGGTTCGAGCGGCCCGAGATCTACAAGGCCATCGCGGAACTCGCGGCTGCGGATGACGGGTTCGACTTCGGCATCGAGGTCGGCTGGACCGCCGAGGTCAACAACATCGCACCCCGCCGGCACAAGAGGGCCGTCACCTGGTTCCCCCGCCGGGGCCGCACCGCCGCAGAGTCCGGGCTGGTGTTTGTGAAGGGCGGGCCCGCCTCGTCGATCCTGTCGTACGACTGGCCCGAGAACGGGGTTGCTTTGGCGACCGAGGTGTCGGGGCTGGGCGACGGCAACGGCGAAGCGAAGGTCATCGCCACTGCGGTGGATACCGACCTGATCGCGTCGGGGTGGCCGCTGCTGGAGCAGGTCACCTCGTACGACGGGGTCATCGACCAAGCCCAACTGCAAGGGCTGGCGAACGCCGAGCTGACCGCGCGCGCCGGAGCGTTGTCGCAGCCGACGTTCGAGGTGCTGTCCGACGTGGACCCCGCATTCGGCAGCTACAGCGTGGGGGACGAGGCCCTGTTCGTCATCGACCCCGAGCCCCTGTCCCCGGCCGGCCGCGAAGGGGTACTGCGCATCACCGGCATCGAGACGACCGCAGCGGGCGGACCGGAGCGGGTCCGCCTCACCTGCGCGGAGGTGTGACGTGCCGCAGCAGATCGCCCCCATCAGCCTCCTGGAACGCCTGGCGGTGCTGGAAGAGCAGGTCGCGGTCCTGCGCCGTACCGGGTGGCAGCGCGCTGAGCTGCCGTTCTACCCGACGTCGGCGGACAGCATGCCGTACGACGACTCCACGACGCTCCTCACCATGTGGGAGACGATCCTGACCCCGCGCACGGCGACCTTGTCGCTGGGCCTGGTGATGATCGGTGACCAGGTGTCGGGGACGAACACGGGCGGGGAGTACGCGGTCGTACTCAACGACACCACGACCGTCATGTCCGGCACGATCGCCGCCACGTTCAGCTACCAGTTCGCCGCCGGGGTCATCGACCTCACCCCGTACCGCGGTACCGCCCAGCTCAAGGTGCAGATCAAGGTGCGCCGCACCAGCGGCGCCACAACGGGCGGCCGGTTCGGTGGCGGCGGTGCCATCGCGATCGCCCCCAGGTACGCCCAACTCCTCTGAAAGGACGTCATGGCAACACCGATGACCCCCGACCAGTGGCTGAAAGCCCTGCGCGCGGAGGGCGTCACCGACATCGTGGAGATGCCGGGGTGGCGCACGAACAACCGCAACCACAAGGGCTCGTGGGGCGACGTCCACGCGACGATGATCCACCACACGGCGGGCGAGGGCACGGGCCTGCCGACCTGGTGCTTCAACGGGAACGCGGCGCTCCCCGGCCCGCTGTGCCACGACTTCCTTGCCCGGTCCGGGCGCCTGTACCTCGTCGGCAACGGGCGGGCGAACCACGCCGGAACGGTGGCCCGGAACGCGTACGACGCGGTCCGCAACGAGTCCTCGCACCACCCGGCCCCGGACGCGGCCGAGCCGATCGACGGCAACGCCATCTCGTACGGGCTGGAGTGCGAGAACAACGGTAGCCCCGACCGCACGTGGCCCGCGAAGCAGTACGACGTGGCCGTGCGTGTGCAGGCCGCCCGCTGCCGGTTCCACGGCTGGTCGGCCGACAGCGTGTGGGCACACAAGGAGGCCACCCGCCGGAAGCCGGTCGATCCGCGGCTGCCGATGGACCAGTTCCGGCGCGACGTCGCCGAGCGTCTCGCACACCCTGCGTCCTGGAGCCCCGGCGACGCATCCACTTCCCCGTCCAAGGAGGACGACATGCCCTTGAGTGACACCGACATCAAGCGGGTTGCGGACGCGGTCGTCGACCGGCTGCTGTCGAAGGACGCGTTCGACGCGCCCAGGGACGCGGCCGACTACAGCCCCGACCCGAAGAGCCCGCAGCACTACGCCCGAGACCATCGTGAAGACCGCGAAGACCTACGCCCGCGACCTCGCCGAGCGCACCCTCGCGACGGCCGTCGTCGCGGCCGGTGGTGTCGCCGTCGCGGCCGGCCCGGCGGACATGTTCTCCGCGTCGTTCTGGGAGACGATGGCGGCGGCCGGGATAGCCGCGGCCGGGACTCTGCTGAAGGGCATGGCCGCGCGCGCGTTCGGCGCGAAGAACTCCGCGTCGCTGGCCAAGGGCGTCTGATGCGCACCGCGGCGGCCCGGTGGCTGCGCCGGCACCTGGGCCGCCGCGGGCAATGGCTCCTCCTCTGGGCGCTCGCCTGGGTCTTCTGGGGGTACGGCGTCGTTGCCGCGCCCCTGCCCGACGAGCGCCCGTTCCGCCTCCTCCTCCAGGCCGCCCCCCTCCACTGCTGGGCCTGGGTCTGGATCGGTGCCGGGATCATCTGTGCCGGGTGCTCTCTCCTGCGCCCGCCGTGGGACTGGCCCGGATTCATCGTCGCCCTCCTCCCCCCACTCGGGTGGGCGATGTCGTACTTCGTAGCGGGTGCTGTCGGCGACTACGAGCGCGGCCTGTACGCCGGGCTGCTCTGGCTCACGATCGCCGCCGCTGTCCTCCAGTCGTCGAGGACACGGGAGCATTCCGTGCCGCACAGCAGAAAGAGCGGTGCCAGATGAGTGGGAACGCGGTCTTCGTGGGGACGGTGATCACCGCTGTGACGACGGTGGTTTGTGCGGTCATCGCCGCGCGGGCAGCCCGGCATGCCGCCGCTGACCAGCGCGAGGCCAACCGGCTGTCGGCCGAACCGAACCAGCGGACGGCTGACCTGGAGGCATTCCGCGAGATCCGGGCTGGGCTGGAGGCGCGCCTGGGGCGGGTGGAGGAACGGGAGCGGTCCATGCGGTCGCTGGTCCGGGACTTCGCCCGGTACGTCAGCGAGCTGACGGTGCTCATGCGGTTGCAGGACATCGAGCCGCCGGCCCCGCCGGAGCGGGTGGACGATTACTACCGAACAGGAGCCTGACATGCCGTTCCCTGAGGGAATCGAGACGGTCAAGCTGACCGGGCACCAGCATCTGGCCGATGGTGACGGGAGCCTGCTGCCGGTGCGGGTGCGGCCGACTCCGCGGCGCGTCGTCTCCGCCGTACACGGTGTCGTCGTCGATGACGGGTGGGTCGTCGTCGTCCCGGACGGCGCAGGTCAGTGGGCTGTGACGCTGCTGGCGACGGACGCGGAGGGGTGCGTGCCGACGGGGTGGACGTACCGGTTGGAGACGGGCGGCGACGCCCAGCACATCATGCTGCCGGCCGCGTTGGGGACGGTGGACGTGGCGGACCTGCTGCCTGCCGGGGAGGACGCCGGGACGTACGTTCTCGTGCCGGGGCCGGCGGGGCCGGTTGGTCCTGCGGGTGCGGACTCGACGGTGCCGGGCCCGCAGGGGCCTGCCGGGCCGGCCGGGACTGCGGGCGCAACGGGTGCGACGGGTCCGGCCGGGCCAGCAGGATCAACCGGCGCCACCGGGGCTACCGGGGCGGTCGGGCCGAAGGGCGACAAGGGCGACCCCGGAGCACAGGGCCCGCCCGGCACCGCGCCCACAGGCGACCAGCCCGGGGTGACCCGCACCGTCGACAAGCCCGTCGACGAGCAGGTCGTCAGCAGCATCACCCTCCAGGCGGACGACCACCTCAGCATTCCCGTTACCGCGGGCGGCCGGTACGCGATCGACGCGTGCCTGGTCGTGTCTGGTGACCCGGCGGCCGACCTGCTGCTGACGCTGGCCGTGCCGCCGGGGTCGTCCGGTCACTGGTCTCCGGGGGCGATCACGCTCGGGGTGTCCGACGGAACAGGCAGCATCCGGCTGACGCGGTACGACCTGGGCCAGTCGATCGGGGTAGGGATCACCGTGGCGGGCCTGGTCGTGGCTCCGCTGGGGACGGTGACGGCGGGGGCTGATGGGGTGGTGTCGGTGCAGTGGGCGCAGGTGGTGGCGTCTGGGACGGCGACGGTGTTGCGCGCGGGGTCGTGGCTGCGCCTGACCCGGGTGGCGTGACGCCTACTCCTTGGGGTGCCGCACGAGCTTCTTGGTCGCCATCTCCAGGGCCAGCCGCGACACCCCGTCGGTGGCCGCGGCGTGCTCCCGGTATCCGGCCTGCACCGCGTCGGCCGACGCGAGGGACAGGGCGCCGGCCTGCTGCTCCGCCCACGCCGCGCGCTCCAGCTCGATCACGTGCGGGGGGATGTCGATGTCGGCCATGGCCGGATCGTACGCCTACCCCTTCGGCGGCTCGGGCAGCCGGGCCACGAACGTCCCGATGCCCGGCTCCATGTACGCGAGCCCGGCCTCGCGCAGCTCTTTCAGCACCCGGCGCGCGGTCACCGGACTCACACCCGTTTCGGCCTGGAGATCGAGGGCGGACGGCAGGCGTGTGCCCGGCGGGTAGACGCCGCTGTCGATGCGCTCCTCCAGCAGGGCGTACACCTGCCGCCACCTGGGGATTTCTGGCTGCCAGTCCATGCCGTGACGCTAGGTTCGCTGGGGTGTCCAGGCGAGACAGGTCGGATGGGTTGACCTATCGCGCCTATCGCACCTATCGCTCTACGTCTATGGTGGACCCCACAGAAAACCCCCGCAGCCTGGCCGGGCTCGGGGGTGTGGACGAGACGCTTCGAGGAGCGACCGCCATGGCGAACACTACCGACCCCACCACCGCGACGGCAGGCCCCACGTTCGGCTGGTGCCACTGGCACGAGGGCCCCAGCGGCACGGCTGTGATGGTCCGGGTGGTGGAGCAGGGGTCCGGCCCCGGCGCCGCCCTGTACGCCTGCGCCCCGTGCAGGGAGCAGCGCGGGCTCGTCCCGTTCAGCGAGCAGCAGCCGTGACCGGCCCGGCCCGCGAGCAGCAGCCCGCCGAGACCCGCGAGCAGACCGCGTACAGGCGGTACCTGGACCACACGCTGGACTGCCTCGACTGCGACCGCCCCGCCGGGTGCGCCCCGGGGGCGGAGCTGCGGCAGGCGTGGCGCGCCGAGCGCGGCCACTGA